ATTCTTTTATCTTATTAATAATTGCTCTGTAATTAGGATAATCGAGTGTCTTTAATATAAGCTCTTTAACGTCTGGGTTGTTTATGTCACCAAAAATGCCTTGTTGCGCTAATTGTAATGTGGTTGCAGCGATTGCTGATTGTGATTGTGGTAATGAGCTACCGGCGGTGATTTCTATTTCGTACTCACCCAGCGTTAAATCGGATTTAATTGTTTCGATAGACGGAATTAATTCATTAGTTATTTGTTGTTTATCATATTTATTAATATTCATTTCCCCGTTTTCATCAAGTTCCATCGAAATAAATTGTGAGCCGCTTGCCATTCTAATAATTCTTGGCTGATTATAATATAACTGTATCAACACTATTGCTTTGTTACTTATGTCAGTAAGAAATGTCTTGAAATTACGTTGCATCTCTCTTATAGATGACATTGGCGATTCAATTAAGTCTCGTACCATTTGACCACTATTAACACCAGTTGGTCTCTCGCCTGATAACATAATTTCATTAATACGTGCTATTTTATATGCATCTTGTTTCAGATCCTGTATATGCTGTCGTATTAGGCTAATATCTTGAGTTAATTTGTTGGTCACAAGCAATGGTTGTATTAGTGGATCCCCGGGTTTGGAATAAATTAAATCAAAGTTTCCTTTGAACTCCTTTTCATAAGATTTAGGAATTATAAGCATACTTTTATATTTCATACTTAATTCTTGTAATTTTGAGTAATTATAAGTTAATTTTTGCTGGATATGCATAAGTTCCTCAACCGTTCCCTGACCAATTAACGTATCGCTATGTGTTGGACTGTAGGCACTAAAAGGAAATCCAAAAGGATAATCAATAGCTCGATCTTCAATTATTTCTTTTCCACTATATATAATTAGTCGCCCATTAGGATATTTAAAACGCTCTTCTTTTTTCATTGCTTTATCTTCTGCTGAATCGTCATCTAATGGAACAAGCACCGTATCATCTTTTATGTAGCATTCAATTAATTCGAGATTGTGTTCAGTTCCACTTGGAATAACCTCGCTTTGATTAGCATACATTTGATTTGACGTCGTTACATCACCATCCGTAAGCTTAGTTGATATTACTCTATTGTTTGTAGAGTCCATGCCAACAGTTGCCGATGGTTTACTTAATTTATCAATTTTTTTAAGTATTTCAGGTTTGTTTTTATATTGGTTGATCAAATCAAAACGACTAATAACACGTTTCACAAAAATATAGTTGCAATTTTCGATGCTTGTTGCCCCCGGCTCAGGATAAAAATTACAAGGGTTTACTCTTTCAATTCGGACATCCCCTAACCCATTATTAATAGATTGATTCCATATAATCTTAGCAATCCCGACCCCATATATCTCACCATCACGCATGATAAGCTGATTAATGTTAGATAACTGACTATTCTTTTTTATGTTTTCCCAACAGTCGTTCAATATATCTGCGATGGACTCTAATTGATTTAAATTATCAAAATTTTGATGTGATAAAGTTGCCGGTTTTACGCTTGTTGTGATCATAGCATCTAGCGCAGTTGTACATTTAGTTTCTACGATCGGCTTGATGATATTATATTGAGCGTTTCCTTTTTTAGTTTCCCCATATGTTTCATTATCGCCAGATAAACCAGTGATAGGTGTAAAAACTCCATCATAATAATCTTTGTATTTTTTGAAATTTTCTGTAAAATTATTTTTCTTTGCTGCTGTATACAACGCATTTATATATTTAATTAACCTATTATCCATTGTCTTATAATACTATATATAATAAAACCATTTTTTTGTTTTATTATATTTTTTCATAAAATATTTTTAATAAATATAAAAATTAATAAAATGCAATTGAGAATCAATAAATATATTATTTAATATATGGATATTAGATACGGACAGCTATTGCAAGTCAAAGAAAATGTAGATATGACTTTTATGTGTGATGGTATACTGCCTGCTGGACAGTCTGGTTATACCGAAAAGCACTATAAAATTAGATTTGGTAGTGCTGTAATCACACTACCCGAAAGAATAGTTTTAGAGATGTTCGAAGAGTATAAAGTTTCTCAGATTATAGTCGAAGAGCCAGTATCGCCAGTTAATGAGGTAATTGAAGAAGAGTCTGCTAATAAAATTAATGATTTATCGAAACTAAAAAAAGATGAATTAATTCACATGGTTCACACTGCACTACCCGACAAAGATTGCAGCTCACTTAAAAAAGATGAGTTAATTAAGATTCTTGAAGGTCCAACAAATGCATAAAGATAAAAAAGATAAGATTATGGTTGTTTTTGGTTCTCAGCCAGAAGAAAACGATTATAAAGAAAACAAAAAAAATAACAAAGAAGAAAAATCAGAATCTCGACTAGAATATACGAGAGAAGATTTTGGGGGATATACGCCTATGGAACTAGTTAATAAGCTAGAAGAGTCCAAGGATGCGATCGCTAAAGGTAGTACTAAAGAGGCTATAATGGCTCTTGATTCATGTATTGTTCGGATAACGGGTAAGCAATTACCAGAGAACGACCCGAACAGTTCATTGCAGACAGACCCATTTTACGACCTTAAACAGTCACTATCTTAAAAAAATTTAGGAGGAAAACCGATGGCAGAAGACATCCAAGCTGATGTTGCACCGGAGCAAGTCCAACCAGAAGTCACCCATGTTACATTTGGGCAAGGCGAGAATACGGACACTTTGGGCAATAACAATGGACAAGTTGAAAGCGAGTCTATAAATTCATGGGAAGGGGATAAGCGTTTTGAATCGCACTGGGCCAAAGACCCAAATAAAATGTATGAATCATTGCGTTATCATGAGAAACGACAAGGTGACTTTGACAAACAGATTAATGATTACAAATCTCAAGTCGAAGAACTCCAAAAATATAAAAGCGACTATAATGACATGGAACAGTTGTTCAATCACCCGCAACTCGGAAGTGAATTAATAGACGTAATAGAAAAATATAACAAAGGTAATCAAGAACAAGTTTCCCCACAAACTTCTATTCAAGATGATAGACTAAACGATTTATTATCATGGAAAGACAGCATTGAAAAACAAGCCTTGTCACATTATGAAACTCAACAGCAAAATGAAGCTTTTTCAAAGATTGATAAATTAAACGATCAGTATGCGATTGCGTACGATAAAAATCAATTTATTGCTGAAATGAATAAAGCCCAAATCCCTAAACATCTTTGGTTTAACGAGTATAAGGCCAACGTGTTTGATCAAGTGATTGCTAAACATGGCACTAAAGTTGCCGAGCAAGCAAGCGAAAAAAAACAATCTGCGCAAAGTGTTCCAATCGGAACAAGTAAGATTGGCAATAACGTTTCAAATAATGATTGGGTACAAGATTTAAAAAATGCTGTGGGTGCGAATTAATAAAAACTTGTTCTTAAAAAGAATAAAGGAGTAAAAAAAATGGCATTTACAGCCGACCAACTAAATCAAGTTTATGCGGTAGTACCTTCTGCAATTGAAAAAGAAATTATTAATCAATTGTTAGTAACTACAGCACTTTTAAACACTGTAACTAAAAAACCTATTCTTGAATATTTCGACGGTGGAGCTGATATTCAGATCCCAGTTCAAAAAGCAAAAAATAAGTCTGGCGGTTTTTTTAGTGGTGGATTTGATCAGAGAGACATTAGCTCTAATCAATTAATTACTAATGCAAAGTTTGATCTTAAATATCAAGATTACTCAGTTACTACAACCCTAAAAGAAATTGCCCTTACTTCAGGAGCAAACGCAGTTGTAAGTTTAATTGAAGAAAAAGTAAAATTAGCTGCACAAGACGCTGCTAACGTTATGGCCGAAGGATTGTTCGGGTCAGGCTCTGATAGTGATGGTTTTGCAATCAATGGATTTACAGACATTTTTGCTGCTTCTGGAACTGCTTACGGTGGATTAACAAACACTGATTTTGACGATAATACTACTTGGTTGACAGAAATTGACACATCTACTAATACAATCAATTTTGCAAACATCAACGGATTAGTAGGTAAATTAATTAATAAAGGTGGTCAACGGTACGCGCCTAAATTAATGATATCTAACTCGTATGTACAAGATAAGTTTTTAAATTCTCAGCAATCACAGCAACGCTTCACAAGTGAAAACGATTTAAAATCTGGGTTTGCCGGCGTTAAATTTAGAAATATTGACTGGTTTGTTGACGAATATTGTCAAGGGTCAGGGGATGCAGCTGTGGATGATAACCATTTGTATATCATTGCGCCTGAAACAATGAGCCTCAAGTATAAATATGGTTTTGAAGGCAAAAACGCCCCAACAAACGTGAATGCTCCATTGCCCAATCAGTCAGCAGTTCTATCTAAGCACGACATGGCTTACAATTTGGTTTGTAAAGCTCGCAGATACAATGGTGTCTTCAAAAATTTACAATCATAATAAAATTTAGAAAAAGGAGTAAAATATGTCATACATTAACGCAATTGATACAGATGATTTAGTAAACCCATCTAGCAACAGAAAATATGATCTTGGTGCTAAGTTTGTTGACTACAACGATACAAATGCAATTAACAAAGAATACGTATATGCTAAAGCACATGGCGCATTAACACAGTACCAGCCATATCAATTATCAGTTTTAAACACTGCTGGAGCAGAAGTTTCAACTAAAGCCCCTGCAACTACTGCAAGTGGCGCTACTGTTGTTGTTCCTCAAGTAGCTGTAAGTTCTGGGTACTACGCTTGGTTCTTAGTCAAAGGTGTTGGTACCGTATTAACCACTGACACTTTTGCAGCAGGTGATTACGCTGAAGTATTGAACGCAGGCACTGGATTTAAATTAGACGGTGGTGTTTCTGGTTCAACTGCTGAAGGTGCGGGTTCCGTTGGAATCGCAACTACTGCAACTAGCGGTGGTTCAGCATCTTTCGTATTATCAGGTAACGTAGTAGCTGTAGCGGCTTCTTAATAGTTTTTAGGGTGGTGGCCACGTGCCACCCCCACAACTAAGATAATGGCAAATTACCAAGATATAATTGCAAACAATGGAATTAAGTACTTCGCGTCAACTGGGACTGGTACAGATACCGACCCTTACATTCCATCAACGTCAACGGCGATTAGTGCCGAAGAGGTATCTAGTATTACTAATTTTAATGTGTCTATAGGCACAAGTAGCACACAAGTTTTAGCTGCAAACAGTAACAGAAAATTACTAATATTAGTTAACGACAGCGATGAGCCTATTTATGTGTCACTAGGGGCAACAGCAACGCTTAATAATGGTATTCGTTTAAATGCAAGCGGTGGGGCGTTAGCATTGGATAACCCCATATTTAAAGGGGTAGTTAATGCAATATCAGCGAACGGAAGTAAAACGCTTGTAGGTGCCGAGGGATGACATACATCTATAACCCAACTGAAGGTGGCGGTGGTGGTGGTTCAGATAAGTTTTTATCATCACTAGGCTTTGACACTGGAACAGGTGTTCTCACAGCTACGATGAACGATAGTGCAACAAGAACCGTAGATTTAGATGGACGATATTTAGAAAACGTCGTAGAAGACACAACGCCACAATTAGGTGGAGACTTAGATTTAAATAGCAGTGACATAACTGGTACAGGCGATATAAATATAACAGGCTCTGGTACTCTGTCAGGCGATTTGACAGTAGACACTAATACGCTATATGTCGATTCAACAAATAATCAAGTAGGCATTGGCACAACAACACTAGCAGAGGCGCTCACTGTCAATGGCAACGTTGAAGCTGACAACTTTATTGGTGGCTTACGTGGTGAGGTGCAATTTAAAGCTAAAGCCGGTGAGGCAATAACAAAAGGTGACCCATTATATATCTCAGGGTTTGATGTAAGTGGAAATACTCCGGTCGTTGGCATTGCTGATGCAAATGATGCTAATAAAATGCCAGCGTTTGGGTTAGCTGAAAGTACAGTTTCTAATAGTGCATCTATAAATGTAGTTACTTTTGGGACATTGTCAGGAATAGATACAAGCTCATTTAGTTTAGGTGATATTTTATATGTTTCTGACACAGGTACACTGACAGCAACAAAACCTTATGGTGAGTCATCAAAAGTACAAAACATTGGGAAAGTTCAACGAGTACATGCTAGTGCAGGAAGCATAAAAGTCGGTGGCGCAGGTCGTACTAATGACGTGCCTAATCTTAACGATGGGAATGTGTTTATTGGTAATGCAAGCAATACATGGGAAGCTAGGGCCTTAACCCTTGATGATATCTCAGAAACAGCTACAAATAAGCATTTTACAGCTAGCGACAATACTAAATTAGATGGCATCGCAACGGGTGCAGAGGTTAATGTAAATGCCGACTGGAACGCAGTTAGTGGTGATGCGCAGATATTAAACAAACCAACAACAATTACAAGTGCAGAACAAACTAAGCTAGGGCATATATCCGTTACACAGGCAGTGGACCTAGACACGATGGAATCAGATGTAACAACTAACAACGCCAAGGTGACCAATGCAACTCATACAGGTGACGTCACAGGTGCCACAGCTTTAACGATCGCTGATGAAGCCGTTACCAATGCAAAAATGGCACACGTTGCAACAGGAACGGTTAAGGGCAGAACAACAGCAGGTACAGGCGATGTGGAAGATATAACAATATCAACAACACTTAAAACAGCACTGGGTTTAGTTAAAGGCGATGTAGGGCTTGGGAATGTAGCAAATGTAGATACGACTAATGCAAGCAATATATCTAGTGGAACATTAGCAGAAGCACGACTACCTAGTATAGATGCGGATAATACGACAATTAGTAATTTAACAGTTACAAATTTAAAAGCTGGAGTACTTGATACAGATTTAACCAGTGTTAGTGCAAGTCATGATACGCTTGCAAGCGCTAAAGCAATAAAAGATTATATAGATGAAAGGGTACAGTATGCGTTGGATAATGCTACGCAGTATTTTGGGTAAATGATGGCAAGTATTACAGATCAACTAGATAAATACAGACGACGACTTGAGGACAAATACATTCACGAAGACATGACTGCAAAACAAAAAGCAGATAGAAAAATTGTAATAGATATGGGAATTGATGCTATGGGGTATGGCATTCATGACTTTTCACAAAAAATTGAGAAAGATGTAAATAGACATAAATTGATATTGAAGGGCATAATAAGTGGTATTGCGATTGTCTCAACGGCTTTGATTGGGATTGTTATTCAGCACTTATTGAGTTAGGAGTAAATATGTTAGTAAGCGACGTTATAGATAGAATTAATACGGCTATAAGTGATGAGGACAGCACCAAAGCTACAAGCAGTTTGTTTACAAATAAAAGAAAAGTTAATCAACTAAAAAATGCACTAGATGTGTATGCAAGTACAACTAAGGGTATTGAGGATATTTATAGTACAGTTGTAAATTTATCAAGACGTGTTGTTGCAGGACCGACAGATGCAATAAGGTCTGAAGCGTATAGAATGGCCTATATATGGGTAACAGGAACGAAATACCCCTTAAATTATAAAGATTTAAATTTCGTTACGAGTGAGTTTCCGCATGCCACAGACGGAGGAATCCCAAGGTTTTTTAATGTGTGGGACAACGAAATAACAATATACCCTGAAAATACAAATACCCCACAAACAACCACGCTTGACGGTGCAATTAGTGACAGCGCTACAACAATTACTGTAGCATCTACTAATAATTTTCCCGATATAAACGGACGAATAACAATTAATAATGAAAAAATCCGTTACACAGCAAAAACAGCAACAACGTTTAGTGGATGTACTAGAGGCATTGAAAATACAACCGCAGCAAGTCATAGCAATACCGATACTGTCACACATAATAATTTTATTTTGTATTATAGAAAAAAACATTTTGTCATTAGTGTAGATGCTAATGACACCATATCAGCCACTGATTTAGCTAAAGAAATGGAAATCCCAGACGAGCATATTGAATCAATTATCGATTTAGTTGCGTATCGTTTATTAATTCTAATTGATGATTACGCTAGGGCAGACCGCTATAAAATTGACGCAGCAGCCTTCTATAAGCAAGCAGCTAACGAAATACAAGCTGGATATGCAGACGTTATACAAGCAGGTATGATTGGCGGAGCCTATGACTGGGAAGTTAACAATATAGGGAGTACAATTTGAGCTTTGTTGTAGAGTCGTACCAATCTAAAGGACTACGAGACGATAAAGGGCGCAAGTTTGTGTCGCCTGATTATTTTTACAACATAGAAAATATGAACTATGACAGCATTATAGGGTGTCGTAGAATAAAAGCACCAAGTGTTCAATATAACGTAGGAAGCAATCAAATTGATGGTGGTTTTGATTTTCGGTATATTGATTCAGTAGGGCAATTTCAAAGTGAAAAAATAATTGTTCAAGGGGGCTCAATCGTTAAAGACTTCCTGACTAGCCCGAGTACAATTTATACAGGATTAACAGCCGGTAAGAAATGCACGTTTGGGATTCTTAACGATAAATTATTTATTTCAAATGGGTTCGATTATCCGTTGGTGTATGACGGAACTTATGTAAAACAAATGGGCGCACCTACTGCTAAAGACTTACTAGTTGCCGGTGGACTAACTGGTGACTACTATTACGCTATGAGCTACGTTGTTGATGGGGTTGAACTTATATTAGGGACTATTAGCAACACCATAACCGTATCAAGTAAAAGTATTGATCTTGATTTACCAGTTGGGATTGCTACCTGTACATCACGTAAAATATACCGTACAGAAGCAGGCGGAAGCACATTAAAGCTACTAACAACGATTAATGATAACACGACTACAACGTATCAAGATAACACAGCTGACGGCTCACTAAGCGCAAATATTCCTAGTACGAACAGCTCATGCCCAACACCACAATTTATTACTGTTAAAGACGAAAAGATTATAGGCGCAGTTAATGCTAATAGACCAAACTACTTGTATGTCACAGAGTACGAGGTAGAAGTATTTTTTAACACGTCCGGGGTATATGATGTTTCTGGTGTAGGTAATGACAATTCACCACTAACCGGCTTAATTGAAGACTATAATCAAATGGTTGTTTTTTCGGAAAACCATATATACTTGGCGGATACGTCAGGCTTAACCACAAGTGTGAAACAAACTACATCTAACGTGGGCTGTATTGATGGTTTTAGTATCGCTAGAATACCAGAAAATGACGTATTGCAAGGTGGTATTATGTTTGTTTCTAATTTGTATGATGTCCGTATTTTTAGTGGTAACATTGCCACCAACCTTGCGACAAGTTTTGACAATTTAACAACAAATAATTTTAGTTCGGCTTTAAACAAAGATAGTTTAAAGAATCAACTAAAAGATAATCCACTAGAAGCAGCATTTTATGATTATAAGTATCATCTAATTGCTGAAACGTTTATGTATGTTTATGACATACGTAATAGTGGTTGGACAAAGTATTTTATAAAAACAACAAGTTATCAGCCAACGTACTGGCGGTTTTTTCAGATCAATGAAGATTTGTATGTTACGCAGAAGAACGCAGGGATTGTTGAGCAAATGTATAATGCACTGACCTACAGAGGCGAAGAACTGACAGCATTTTTTGAGACCCCTGAAATTGCTGTGGGAACAGAAAAGAAGTTTTATAAAAATCTTTATGTGTATTATGACAAATCAGGAAGCAATACATTGACAGCACTTGCCACAATAGACAGCACTAAAACAGTAACGGCCACCATCACATACGATGGGGCGTATTATGATTTTGATTATTACGATGAAGATTATTTCGAAACCACAGAGGACGAAGAAGATTATAAAGTCGTATACATAAATAAATACGCTAATTGGATGCGGTTTAAGATAAGCACACAAACTCAAGCAGTGATTAAAGGTTGGAAACTGGAGGGTAGAGTTGTTTGAAGTTAAAGAAACTAAAATTTCTGTTAATGAGGTTATAGACAATGCGGAAGCTATAATTGCAACAGGTGAACCGGTAGAGATGCCATTAACTCATCGTTTTACTGACGGTATGTACATTAGAGAAATATTTATGCCTGCAGGAACATTGCTAACATCTAAAATACATAAAACGAGACATCCATTCGTGGTAAGTAAGGGAAAGTGTATAGTTTACGATGGAAGCAAGCCAGAAACTATAAGCGCACCTTACACAGGAATAACAGAAGCAAATACAAGAAGATTGCTTTACATTGAAGAAGATACTATCTGGACCACGTTTCACGTCACAAATAAAACCGATGTTGATGAAATAGAAAAAGAAATTATAAAAGATCATAAAAATAATTTAGTAGATGAAGAATTATTAAAAGAATTTAATAAAATTAACCGATCTAATAATACAACTATTAAAAATAAGGAGGCATTACAATGAGTTGGGTAGCTATCGGAGCAGCCGTTACTGGGGCTGTTGTTACAGGAGCTTTTACGAGCGAACAACAAAAAAAGGCGAGGGAACAAGAAGAGGCGCTGACAGAACAACAATTAGAACAGCAAAAGGAGCTAACAGAACTACAATTAGAACAGCAAAAACAGCAATTTTTAGGTATTGAGCGTGGTCAAGAAGAAGCACAACAAAGAGCAACACAAATAGGTCAAAAAGCGCAAAAACAGTTTATGGCAGCTACTGAAGGTCGCCCGCAACAAATATCACGAATACAAGAAATAATTAGACAACAAAGACTGCCAGAACAACAACAAGCAATAAAACGAGGTCAGTTAGCACAGCAACAAGCAGGCGTTAGAGGTCCAGAAGCGGCTCAAATCACTTCAATGTTGGCGGGACGATTAGGTCGTGAACTTGGGTTTGACGTTGAGAAACTAGCGTTAGAGGAAGAGTTAAGGCGTCAGAGAAGCCGGGAGCAGTTGGCCGGACAACGTGGTTTAGTATCATTAGGACAACAATTACAGCCAATTAAAAGATATGGAGAGCGTGCATGAAGGGGCAGCCACGTAATCAACTAAATATGGCTGCAATGCCAACTAGACCAACACAAGAACAAATGACAGCAGAACTACTTGCAAGCGGTCAGCCAATACAGCCAATGCAACCACAACAACCAAGCCCAGTTGATAACTTGATTGGTGGTTTAGGACAAGGTGCTAAAGGTTTATTGCAAGGATTTGGTGATTTTGTAAATGCGCAGAAAGACACGCCAGAAGGCCGACTACTACTTAATAACATGCTTGCAGGCGTAACAGTTGCGTTAGGAGCTGACCCAACGATTGGTTTC